TTTGCAATGTTTAAGTTTGACTCACTCTCTGCCTTAGTGTTTGTAATTTCTATTTGCTCTCTGTCTAATCCTAAGTCGTTTATTTTTTGCTCGGATAGTAAGCCTGTTATTTGTGCCTGTACTGCAAGCCTGTTATTTTCTGCTTCGATTAGTGCAATTCTATTCTCTTGATTTCCTAGTGCGTCAAACTGAGCTTGTGCGTCTGCTATTTGTGCGTCTGCTTGTTTTAACATTGCTAACTCTTGCTTCTGTAAAATAATTAGTAGCTCATCGTTTGCAATCTTTCTATCTGCTATACTATTCCGTTCTTCGTCTCTTATTTGTCTTTGTATTTCGGCTAATCTATCGTTTTCTTCTACTAAACCAGCTTGAACTGCGGCTGCTATTTGCGCATTATTCTTTAAAACGGTCATAGCGTCTGCGGTTTCTATTAATTTCTTAGGGTCTATCTTGCCGACCTCTGTTACAACTGCCGTAATACCTTCGCCTAATTCGCTTACCGCCTCGCCTATGTTGTTTTTTACGTCTTTTGCTGCTTGAACTGCAGCAGCTCCAACCTCAATAATCTCTAAACGTGTCTGTGCAAGGTCTTTTTTTGCTTGTTTTACACCTTCATCGTCACCAAATAAGGTCTCATAACCAACCCTTAAACTGTCAATAGCTAATTTTAAGTTAAAAAATAGTAGTTTAAGAGGTGTTAATGCTATTGTCATTAACCCACTTACGGTTTTTTTAAGTGCATCAAAGCCACCTGTCGCATTATTTACCGCAGTAAAAGCAGTCGTTAGTGCATCTGTTACCGCTTTAAAACCTAACGCAATGAAGTTAGTTGTGGTTTCAAGTAAATCTAATACTTTCTGGTTCTTGCTAATTATTTCGTATAGTATAGCTAACGCAGATAATGCTAAGCCAATACCCGCAGCCTTAAGAGCAACACCAACACCCTTAAAACCTTTAGACAATAAACCAACCATCTTATTAGAACGCTTAGCAGACTTACCTACATCATCAACAGATTTTTCTGTGGCTCTATTGCTCTTAACAGTCTTATCGTTTAGCTCTTTAATGCTCTTGCCAATGTCGTCAATGCCTTTTGTTGCGTTACCAGTTTTAGCCTCTAGCTCTACTATTATTTTCTCCATGCCTTTTTTTGTTTTTCTCTTTTAAATAATTCCGTAAAAGTATTAGGGTATTTGTTCTTACCCTTCGCTAATTGCACAATATCAGACTTGCAATCTGTCTGGCTTAATAAAAATAATATGTTTTTTATCATAAGTCGTTTAATAATTCTGCCTTAGATATTCCTGTTTCTAAGTCTGTTGTGATTGAGTTTATTTTATAGCTATTACCCGAGATAATAAACCTATCAGCTAAAGTAAAAGTTAATAAAATCCTTAGAGGTAATCTTAATTTTACCTTTGTAAGTCTTTTATTTGATTTAAAAGCACTAATAATATAATTCTTATAGTAGGTTTCAAATAGTGTTTCGGTAAAGTCATCCGTACCAGTATATTCATTTGTTTCAGCAAAGAAATTCATGCTCTCGATACTTGTTGCAGGGTTTAAAGACACGCTATTAGACGCCACATTGTAACTGTTTATTGACTCATGTAGTGTTGGACTTCTAACAAACGAAATAGCAGTAGAGCCAGCAGGTTGCTTTATTGGATAGAACAATAACGGAGCACCTAAATAAGGGTCTTCGTTATCGTCTGTAAATTGTCCATATTGTACATTGGTCGGCGCTAGTCCGTTAACATCAAGCAAACGTTCGTACTTCATTTGTGAGAATGGTGTAGTCACATCATAAATACCACCGTCTAACTTCTCTCCGTTTGTATATTCGTTTTGCCCCCACGCCTTGCCGAATAGTTGCTCATGTATCTTAGCTAAAAATGTATCTGTATCTTCGTGTTGAAAATTTATTTTACGGTATGGCAAAGCTAAATTTACTTTGCTTTCAGTAGGGTCTACAAACTCAGTTACATCAATATTGTTACCACTTGCATAAAAAGAATCTAATGTCTTAACAATTACTTTGTTTGTGTTTTTATCAATCAAAGCGGTAAGATTAAAGAACTTAAAAATACCTGTTAAGAAATCAATAACTTTTATCTCTGGTATTTGTTGCGTGATTAGAAAATCAAAAGTATTTGTGTATACATAGCTTCCTGTACTATAGGACTTTTGAAATAGTTGTGAATTGCTTTCTCTGTAATCAATAAACCATGCAATAGATGAAAATGTAATAGTAGCATCTACGCTTAAAAATATTGTATAAGTGCCTTGTGTCAAATCAAAGTCAGCTTCTGTTATTGTATTATTTCCTGTAACTGTTCCTGTGTTATAAACCTGTAAACCGTTTCTCTGTATAGATGCAGAATAAGGTGTACTTGAGCTAGTCCTAAGTATTAAGGTGTGACCTATATACTTGTCGTTTTCACCTTGTACGGATAAAATTGTTTGAGATAGCATAGCAGTTTTAGTTTGGTCTAGGTCGCTCTCAGATGTAAAACCATTTACGATACTTTGATTTACACCTGCCGGGTTTTGTACATCGCCTTTCTTACGATGCAACCACATAAACAAATCGTAATATCTTGTATTAGCATTTGCAAAAAAGTCATCCGTAAAACTTATAGGGTGCGTCGCTTCTATTGCTCGTACAATAGTGTCTACTCTTATTGCATATTTTAAGTCGTTCCATACAACACCATCTACAACAGACGCGTTGTAATGTAGATTTCTATACGCTGTATTAACCCTACTTGCAGAGCTATCAAATACAAACCTCTTAGAATGAGATATTAAAGGCACTATTACGTTATTTGTTTTAGGGTCTAATTGTAATGCAGTTCTAACATTCGCAGGTGCATAGGTACGTGTGTAACTATTACCAAAGTTTAAAGAAGATAAAGTATCGTCTCCTAGAAAATCTTTAAGCTCAACGGTACTACCAAAGAATGTCACACGATAACTAAAGGGCACATTGTTTTTCATGTCTACACCGTCAAGCCTTAGCTTACCATTTTTAAACGGCAAGTTATTTAGCTCCATTGTCGATGTCTTTTTCGTACGTGCATCAAAACTAAAATCAGACGTTATGTTAAAATTGTAGTAGTGCTTAAATCTCTTATTATTTATCTTAGTTGCTGGTAGCGAAAACGTTTTAGTAAAGTCAGTAAACACCTTAGCAATGTCTTTTATATTCTGTATAGATTGTGTTATCTCTACGCTCTCATCCTTAAACATTTCTAGTCTCTCGCCTTCTATGTATAGTTGTATTGTCTGCATTTATCTTATGTTATTTATAACGTCAAAACTATAATCAAATTTAAACGAATAGTCTACTAGCCTATCATTTACAGATGTCTTAAATGTGATGTTTGACGTTTTGACATTGATGGGCAAGAACTTATCTACACCTCCTATACTTTCCCTTATCCATACCTTTTCAGATAGCATTAACTCTTTAAATACATCGTTGTAAGTCTCGTTAAGATAACCACTATTTAAGGTGATAGATTCATTTGCTACGATGTTAATATCTCGTTTAGTATGGTTGTTTATACTATAAGTATTACTTGCCGTTATTGTGTTTGCCTTGTAATTGTCTTTAGATACAGACATTTTCTCTACTGACTTCTTAAAGAAATACATGTCTTGTAAAGCTCCGCACTTATTTATAAAGATGACTTTCTTAGCGGTAAATTTACATGGCTCTATTCTTTCAAATAGTATCGTTTCTGTTCCGTCTACATCTGTTACTTCAAATTTGTTATAGTCTCCATAGGCAATAGTTGTATATTGTATTTGGTCTTTTGTGTTTGTTGTATTGGTAAAATTTATAGTAGCCTGTAACACATCGTTAATGTATGTTTTAACCTCTGTATCTTTAGACACGTTTAAGGGAAAAATAACAGAATTACCAATTAGACCAAATATAGTCCTGTTAGTAATACCTATTCTGCTTGCCTCTACATCAAACGCAGAATTCTCAAAATAAGAGTAACTGTCAAATGCAAACTGTGTCACCGAAGATGTAGGTGTTAGTGCTACATCAGAAGAGTTGTAAGCTACTAGGTCAACCTTTACATGTACGCACTTGCCTATCTGATTATTATACGAGCCATTAAAAGTTATATCTAAATAGTCTCTTATTAACTCTGCTATCTCAAACGATACTTTTGTACTAGAACCTATGCGACTTTTTCGTAGTTGGTATTTAGCTACTCCATCGTTATCGCCTATGACACCTTGCCATATAAATATGTCCATTTCTGCATAGGATAAAGCTGCGTTGTCTATTGATACGAAATGTGGTGAGCGTGCATTTATAGCCATTATTTTTTCTTTAAATTATCTTTAGTAGTAGCCTTTAGGAAGTCGTCAACATCTAATCTAAACGCGTTTGTTATGTCTTTAGGCAATCTCTCTTTTACCGCCTTAGTAAATGGTGTAGTAAAAAATAGACTTGGTTTAATTCCATTCTTTTTTATAATATTAGCTAACATAAAACCAGTTTGTTTAAATGATGTAAACTGACCTTTTTTATTTCTGAATTGTAAGCCTCTAAACTTTGCCCACTTTGCAAACTTGCCTGTGTGATATTCCATACCCACCACATTTGAACTAGGCTTATAGCTAAAGTTACTTAATGATTTACCCTTAACTGTACCTTTTACACCTCGGTCTTGAAATACTAGGTACGACTCCATTTTAAAGTCTAAGCCAAAGGAGTTTTTGCTAACGTTTAAATCATAGCCTATGCTATCATATCCTACACGTGTTACATTCTTTTTTCCTCGTGTTAAGTTAGCTCTTGATTGACTTACTACATACTTAGCAAATCGTGTCATTTCCTCGTTTACATTTTTTAACATATCTCTATATCATTTGGAACTATGACATCAAATGAGGCTGCCCATCCTGATATTTGATTTCCGAACCTACCTAAGTCTGGTTCGTAGTTTGGTGTACCTATTAATTGAAACTTGTCGGTATGTAACTGCCCACCTCTTAATACTTGTACTAGCTTATTCAATACTGCTAACTGTGTGTTAAGTACATCTTGCTCGTTGTTGTTTCCTATAAAAACATCTGTGGTTTCATCGCTTGATGAAATTATAGAGTCCATAGCTAAAACAGATATGCTAAACGTTAATGTACTATCATTGTTTGTGACATTACTAACAAAGAAATGCGATACAGGAAACATTGTTTGCTTGTATTCGTCTATCTTAGATGGGTCGCCATACGTAACTGTATTAACATTTGCATCTGTTAATAATTGGTCTTTAATTCTTTGCGTTACTTGATAAAATCCTATCATTTTAGAATTGTTTTTTAATATTTGCTTGCTCTATTTCTGCCTTCTCTTTTACAAATGATAGCATCGTTAAACACGAATGTAAATTTAATTCAGTGATATCTTCAAATCTTTTAATATTGCCGTCAGCGAGAGCGAAAATTGATTGATACCAGCCCCATTTTGCTCCGAAATTAGCTTCTCTTGTATAGCTTTCTTCTCCTCCTGAGTTAGTGAATAAGTCAGGGTATGAGTCGATAACTCTATCCCTAAATCGAACAAAAAAAAAATAGAGCCTAACGCAGCATCTAGTGGCATCTCGTCCATTATATGCGCGTTGTTAGTATCATACTTTTCTATATTATATAAATTGTCATAGATGCTGACAATAGGTCTATACAATGCCCTCATTGCAACGTGCATCTGTTGCCAGTTAGCTATATTAGTTTCAATACTTATGTGTTCACCAAAACTCATATTGTCTAAGTCTGGTATAAATCCGTACACTATGCCGTCCATTGTAAACCTCTCTACGTGGTCAGGTGTTTGTGACAATAACTCGCTTATAATATCTACAATAGCTTGTACACTTGACATCTTTAATTCGTATGCATCACTTAAAGGAATGCCACAAAATATCTCTATCATTTTAGCATCAATAAAAGAACCCTCTGGATTAGACTCTGCAATCTTTAAGAACTTCTTATATTGCCCAAGCGTTATTTCGCTCTGATGTGATGGTACGTTAATTTCTAACTTCATATATATATAATGATTATTTGCTAATGTTTTATAAAAAAACCCTTACAATTTTCGTAAGCCTTTGTAAGTAGAAAAAACTGTCTAGGTGTTTTAGGTTCATTGAGTCTAATTTCCTTATCTAGTTTATGGTGTAAGTAGCATTCAATCGTTGCTATCATTTCAAGGTTGTTCATTATCTTATTGCGTAATTGCCTCTGTTTGGATTCTGTAGCTCTGATGTTATTGCGTAACGTGCTGCATCTATACAATGATTGAAAGCGTCAATAGGTTTATTTATTGTGTTCCCTTCCCTGTCTTTCATCCATGTATAAGATTGTAGCTCTCTAATCAGATTCTTAGACCTACTTGTTATGTATATTTTGTTTTGGTTTATTAGATTTATACCATAGACAATAGAGTCTTTGCCTTTAGTACAAGGCATAACATTATAGCCGTATGTTCTTAGTTCCGCAATCGATTTCGGTTCAGCACTATCTGCATAGATAATACCATTAATATCATTACTTTTAAATAAGTTAGATATGTCAGAGTTTAATAGTTTCTTCTGATAGATAACCTCATCAAAGATATAGGCATCGTTATACTTATACAATTTAATAAGCGTTGTAGGGTCATTACTATAACCAAAGTCCATGCCCATACATAAGAGCCT